GATGATCCAAAAGTTCCTAGCTGACCGACTGGTCCTACTTTGTAAAAGTTTTTACCCTGATCAGTTGGTACGCTTTGTGCAATACGATTCATAAGATTAGGGCCGCTACTTAACATTCCTCTAGCACCTCTAGCAAGCTTAGGGCCAACCACAGGAATTGTTCCTAAGCCTAACATAAGCGCGGCTGTACCTGTGTTTCCTTGTCTAGCTTCACTAGCAATTTCGTCTGCAAATAAACCAGTACCGACCACAGGAGTCAAATCAAAAACTGATAACAAGTCACCGGCTTTTTGATATGCCCTACGTTCATCATTGAAACCAAAAGGTTGAGAATATAGAATACGTGAAAGCAAACCTTGTGCTGTATTTCGTAAACTATTTTCAGTCGGTAACAGTTGTTGTTCAGTCATCTTCATATAGTTCTTCATTGAATTTTTCAGCACCACCAAAGAATAAATTATACACCATTGGTCCTACTATTGGTAAAGCTTTTACACTTCGAGAATAATCTTTCTCATCTAAAAAGTCTGAGTCATCTTTAAGGGTTTCACCTACGGCATCAAAACCCGCTTCAACTAAAGGCATAGCCGGAACAAGTGAATTAACAAGAGCTCCCGGAACATCTGCTCTACTTAAGTATCTATCAGATAAATATTTATTAAGACCATAGACACCCAACAAAGCCCACGTTGCTCTTTCAGGTAAATCTTCTGGTCTTACTTCTCTACCCAATAGCATGTCTTTAACTATCTGAGTACCTGTGTTTGCAGTAGTAAGATATCCGGCTAAAAATACAGCGTTTCTTATAGCTTCTTGTTTATTTCCGGCTTTGTACTGCCGAACAATATTGTTTCTAACAACATCATACTGTTTCAATGTAAATGATTTTAACATATACAATATCCTACCGCCTGGAGCTTTTAAATATTGCTCAGGCATTTCACTCAAGGCTATTGGTTGTATGTCTGCAAGATTATTAAACAATAACAACTTAACATTATCAGACATTGTTCCGTTTCGTAAATCATCTACTAAAGAATCAAACTCATCACCAAAGTAAGCTTGATTTTTTTCCTTAAATTTATTGAAATTTTTTGTGGACTTTAGAGTACCGTTGTTATTAAGTTTTACAAATTGTCTTGCCTGTTTTAATGAAGCATTTAATATTGTTTCTTTACCTAGTCTATCAATAGCGGCAAAGCCTGAAGCTTTCATCATATTAGATAACACTTCGGCAGATACACTTGGGTCTCCTCCAAGCTCTTTTGTAATTACATTTTCAAAACCTATGTCAACTAACTTTGATTGTTTAGCTCCAAACATTGCAGATACAGTATTTCTAAATCCATACAAAGCCGCTGAAGTAGCCGCGTCACCTAACTGTGTTAGTGCAGAAATAGGATTAGCAATAGTACCCATGTATCCGGTGTTTCTTACAATAGACTGAGCGGGTCCAGTAGTTTTTTCTCCTCCTATAAATCTAGCTTGAAGTATATCTCTAATTTCACCCTCTTGTCTACTAGTGATATTTCCCTTAGCTACTATATCATCAACTAAACTTCCTACTGAAGCATCAATATCTACATTTCCTGTTTTGTCAGCCTTTGTTGATCTACCAAAAAATGCTCTTCTTTCTATATCATTTACTGAACCACGTATATACATTGATAGTGACTCTTCAGGGCTTGCATAAAACTGTAATTGATTAGGTTTAATTTTATCAATCTTTCTTCCCTTTACAAAACGAGGTTTACCGCCATCAGTAGTCATTCGGTATCCTCTTATTGCCATATCAAGAACAGTTGATCTTTCAGATTTAGTTAGATCAGAAACAGTTTTATTCTTAGATTTTGCATAATCATCTAATGATTTTCTTAACGTACCTTTTTGTTCTCTTCCAAAAGAATCTACTAGTCCATCATAATCTTTTACAAGTCTTGGAAAATAATTGTCTATATCTTCTATTTTATGACCGGCTTCTTTCAAAGATATTTTAGTATCATCTAAAAGTTTTCTTATATCTTTAGTATAAGTATTTAATAACTGAGGAGCTTGAGTTCTCATCAATCCTTCAGCCGCCTTTGCTTCACCATTAAATAAATGTAGTGCTAGTTTTGATTTTACATTAGGACTAACTCTAGCTAATTCTTTTAGGAAAGGAGTTGCTTTTTCTAAAGCTTCATGGGTAAGTTTATGAGTGTTGAATTCGTATCTTCTTAGTCTGGCCTTTAACTCAGGAGCGATATTTCCAAGTCTAGTAGAGATAGCTCCTGTCCATCTATCAAGAGTAGGGCTATATAACCTAGAGACTGCATTGTCTGTAGTCATTGCCTCTTGTACTGCTTTTTCTGCTGATGTACTATTAGCGGGAATACGTAGTTTTCTTCCAGTTATCTTTATTGCTTGTTCTACTTTAGCCGGATTTACACCTTCTGTTAATAAAACTTTAGAAGGCTCATCTACATTCTTACCTAAAGCTACTTGATCATTTATGACAGCCTGTGCTTTGTCTACAGTAGCATTAGCACTTCTTTGTGTTGCTTTATTAACTACTGCTCTACCGGCTCCTACTAACGCGGGAGGAAGTAATGCAGAAAATACTCCAGTTTTAAAAGCTTTTGTAGGATCAACTTTTCCGTCCTCAACCATATCCTCAGTAACACTATAGGTTACACCTAAGGCTCCACCTACAGCCCCAATAACTGGCAAAGCTTTACCCATAGGAATTAAAGTTGTAGGATCAGCAATGGCTTTTGCTACGGAACCCGCTGTTCTAGCACCTCCATCTTTGGGTGTAAAGTACGGGCTATATTCTTCTAGTAAATCTCTTTCTTTTTTTCTTAAGATAAGCTCTCTTCGTTCCTGAAAAGAAGCATCTTTGAATTCAGGACCATATAGTTCACTTGGGCTTTTGTAATCAAAACTATTAAAGTCAATAGTAAGCTCACCTAAAGGAGCGGCCGCTTCAAGAATTGTTGCTAAGTTAGATACAATATTACCTGACTCATCAAAGCCATACATGAACTGTTTAAAAGCACTATTGTTTTTAGTCTTAACTAATCGGTTGTTAATTACTCTATCGCCAACCTCAGCACCTAACCTTTGCAAAGTAGGACTTGAGGCTATTTTTTGACGATCAAGAATATCTCCCTTATCTCCTACAAAATCTTCATGTTCGGAGAAAACTCTAACAAGACGATTTTCGTCATTGATTTGATCTCCGGGAATTGCTCCGTAAGATTGTAACGTAGGACTATTTTGTATATCTTCTAATGTAAGAGTATACATATTACTCCTTATTTAATTTATTTTACCGATCTCTACTGACTTCCATTCTAGGTGCTAATGAAGGTTGAGTTCCCTCATAGGCATCAACACCCTGTCCTGTTACTGAGTTTTGATACGTTCCAAGAACATAATCAATAGCTTGTTGAGGAGTAATTCCATCTTGAGATAACCTATATGCTTCGGCTTGATAGATAATTTCATTAGCTCTATTAGACTTCAAATCAGGACCACCAAAAGAGGAGGTAGGTATTAGAGTTAAATCAGTATCTTTACTTTTTAGATAAGTATCATAAGTTTTTCTCATAGCCTTATCTGGACTTCTGACTACTATAGGTTTAGCCGGAGTATCGGTAAGCCTAGGATTACTAGTATAGTATGTTTCATTTGGATCAAAAGGTATACCACCGCCAATCGATACGGTATTTCCATTTTCATCTACACCGAATCTAACTATTTGTCCTTCTTCTGTAAACACAGTAGCAATATTTGTAGGAGCTTTTGATTTAGTTTCTTTTTCAAAAATACCACCTACTGCTGATAATGGAGCAGTCATAAGCTGTCGAACTAAAGCCGGATTGTTATTGCCTCCATCTGGAAGTTGTTCAACTAAACTAGTTCTATACATATTTTCTTGCATATCGTTATCTAGTTTTTCATTAACTAATCTATCTCTTTCAGCTATTAGTGATTCTGTATTTTGTTTATCTAAATCAAAACGATCCTGACGGAGCTCAAGGTCTTGTTGGGCCCTAGCGTCTGCTTCCCTTTGCCTACGAATGTTGTCAACTGCAAACGGATCAACCATTGCATAAGCATTTAAAAACTGATTGAATCCTTCTTCTGAACCTAAGTCATCAATACCGTCTAGCATTTGTGTAAACTGTTCTTCTCTAGTTAGTTCTCTTTCTGGTAAGAAGCCACTAAACAATCCTCTAATAGCATCGCCAACTGCTCTACCGGCTTGACCTGTAGCTTGTATATCTTGTTGTGCAAATGCCATTCTTGCTTGCATAGGGTCAGCAAATGCTCGAACATCTGCTTGCTGTCCCATAGGATTTCCAGTAAGCATTCCTATTATATCATTTATTGCCATGTTATCCCCCAAATAACTTGTTAAAGAAACCTGATCGTGCTTTATCTTTAGCCGCTTCTAACGATAACAAGTCTTCTCCTAGTTCGCGATCAGTTTTTATACCACTTAATAGTGCTGATAAGTTTCCTGTAGCTCCAGTTAGCTGTCCTTTCTGTGCAATCTGAGAACCCATCAAACCTAGTCTAGCTAAATCATTAAGAGCTTTCTGTCGGCTGTCTCCTAATCCTAAGAGCTGAGTTAGTAAACCACCGGCTCGTGTACGGTCTTGTTGAGCTTGTCCATAAGCTTGGAATAATGCTTGATTTCTTGCTTGTGCATCTGCAATAGCATTTTGTAAACCTTCAGGTGTTCCACCAAATGCACCAATGTTTAAACCTAAACGTCCTTGACTTCTCAATCTGTTCTCAAGTCCAAGAGCTCGCCTTTGTTCTTCAGGCCTCTGAATGGCTCTTAATTGCTCATACAGAGCTCCTGCTCTTTCCATAGGGTCTCCCCCTAGTTCATCAAGAAAAGCTCCCGCAGAGCCAAATAGACGGTCCTGAAGGGCTTGTTGCTCAGGAGATAGGTTAAACTCTAAACCACCAGTATCGGTAGCGTTAACTCCACCTAAGGAAGATGTTACACTAAATGGACGAAACTGTGAGTCATCTTTTACTTGTTGACCGGCATCAGTAAACTTACCAAAGATATCTTCTCTAAAATCTCTTTGGCGTTTTACATCTCTCTTTCGATCTTTATATCCAGTTAATCCGGAAATAAAGTCACTTAAAAATCCTGACATTAATAAGTACCTCCGCTAATTGTTCCTGTTAAGTTGCCGGCAATGTTAGCGGCTGTTAGTGTATTAGATATAGTAATGTTTTCAGCAGTTACTGTACCTGTAAATGTTGGTCCGGCTTTATCTGCTTTAGAGTTTACAGCAGTTTGTACTGCAAGAAACTCATCTCCAAACTCTTGCCCTTTAATAATTTTATCAGTATTTCCTGAAAGTAGCGCATCTTTATCTTCAAAAAGAGTTACTCTAGTATAGTCTGACATTATATTGTTCTCCCTAATAATACGTTTATATCTATTTGTTGTATAGAATAACTTGTTCCATTTATGGTAGACTCTAAACCTACCGTTAGTGTTGTTCCACTTCCAGAACCATTTACTGTTGGAAACTGTAATTCAATTCCTCTTGAGTATTCAGCAGAAGGACCGGTTACTGTGTTTCCACTTGTATCTTGTGTAAAATCTACACCCACTTGACCAAACTCACTTACATTAAATATGCCTTCGTTTGATTCTGTGTTTTCATTTACGATTAACTGTCTATTAAAAGATGTAGTATAATCATAACCCCAATTAAGTACTGTTTCAGATGAATTGTTTCCTACAACAGTTATCTTAAATTTTTTAAGAAACTTTAAGTTAGATGAATTACCAAAATTCATAGGAGTACTAAAGTATCTTAACTGATAAGAGCTTGATGTATATGAACCTGATACAACACTTTTATCAGTAAAGCCTGTGTACTTATACACACCGCCTAGTTTACCTATCAATAAAGACTTATCTCTTTTTACTTCAAAACACAACGGTTCCATTTCTGTCCACGTTGTAACTCTAAAAGCATTGTCAGGTAATGGCTGTCTAATGTCAAAACAAAAGACTGTTTTATTAGTAGGAAACGTCAATAAATAAAAAGCTTCATCTGGACTGTAAGCTGACTTTATCGGTTGTGTTTCCTGACCTACTGCTCTAACTAAATCATTTCTAATATTTTTACTAACATCTCTCATAGGTAGAGACTTTTCTTGTATAGTTCTACCTAAACTTCTTACTCCTGTATCTGACAGGAATAAAACATCAGTACCTATATTTTGTACTGAATCTCTTGCAATACATCCAACACCTTCAATAGTATCAGTTAACTGTAAAGATGTAGGGCTTTCAGGGTTTCCATAAATTAAAATATTCTTTTTACAAAAAATAATTAAGAAACCATTATGAGCGTGTAATGCTACAATCTCATCAGTACCGTTTGGTAAGTTTAAACTAATATCTAAACTACCCGCAAGGTTAGCATCTATTGTATTTCCATTATTATCAGTGCCTGTTCCATCTTGAGGAGTCTAAGAGTTTTCATCGTGTCCTCTTAATGTATCACTAAAAAATACTGTAGTTTTATTAGTTGATGTATCTGCCGCCCAAAGTCTACCAAATGCAGATAACACTTCATTAGCTTGAGGAGCAGTAGTGTCTCCTGCAATACTGCCACCATCCCCAACTGTTATATCAACTAACACATTACCTGTTGTATAAACCAAAGGGTTATGTCCCCTTTGATAAAAATATGTATTACTTTGTAAACTTACAATCTTCCAATTATTGTCTGTGATTGTATAGCCTGTAGGTAAAGTTACTTCAGTTAAACTTTCACCTTTATAAATTTTATTATCACCAGTAGCAAATACTTGAGTTGCTCCACTAACTGATACTGTTTCAAATATAGTATTTACAGTTTTAGTAGCATCATTTGTAAGGCTTGATAATCCTTTTCTTGATGCTATCCTACCTTGCTTATCAATGACTGCGTTTTCTGCTACCGTTGCAAAGTTAGGATCAATACCCACAGGAGAGTCTTGAGTATTTACTCCAAAGAATGCCGGGGCTTGTATTGTTAGCTGTCTTAAAGGTTGGGCCATTATACTGGTTTCCTAATAGTTTCTTCTTCAGACCTTGCTACATCTAAAGCAACACGATCAGCTAGGGTTTGATTAGCTATACTAAACAATTCAGCCGCGGAAGTTCCTCCTGTTTCTCCTCTTTCTCTTGATGCTAATGCGTAAGCATATTGTATTATAGCATCTGAAGGTGCAAATGCTCTATCTGTATCAGCAGACATTCTACCTTTTTTATCTACTGCATTAATTCTAATTACATATTGTTTGTCAGGTACAGGATAAAAATCTATTAGAGCTTCACCTGATTCACTAAACCCATTATAAGAATAATATTTAGGACTAGCCCTAGCAACTTCATCGTTATTTAAAAAAGCATTATTCATATAAGAAGAAGACACAGGAGTCATAAAACAATTAGAAGTATCATTAATAATATCTAATGTTTTTAATCCTTGATCTGTTCCTGCTAATTGATAACTAAATGTACCGGCTATTGTATTTACAGTAATAGTAGTTCGTAACGAGTGCCAATCCCAAGAATCTTCAACAATTCTTTTAGCATCATTAACAAGTTCTCCTATTAGTTTAGAGTAAGAATTTGCTGAAACAGTTGATACTTCGTTTTCCCGCAGTCTTACTAAAACACTATTAACTATTTGTAAGTATGTCATGCTTTCCCCTTAACTCTTTCGACCCCTCTAATTCCAGACATGCCTAGCATACCAAGTAAAACGGGATAAAGCAAGTCGCTCTGTATCTCCGGTACTGGTAGCCAAATGCCTAAAAATGGGCTTATAATTACATTGTACATCAAGCCAATCCAACAGCAATGACCAATCATGGGCCGCCAAGTTCGCTGTAACATACTGCCTTGTGCTTCTATTTTAGCAAGCTCTATTTGTTGA